TTTCTAGTACTTACATTTTGAGGGTAAACCATAACAACTATTCTATCACTTGCAGATAATGCTGTTGCAGGAAAACTTATAGAAGTATTATATAATGTTATTGATGTTGATGTTAAGGTCGTTGCAGTACTACTTGCCAAAGATGTAAAGGTTGTTCCATCATATTTATATACTATATAATAAAATGCTGGGCTACCTGATAAATTTGTTGTAATAGATACATAAGAACTAAAATTCCAAGTTCCAGCAGGAATAGTAGTCAAATTAGGCTTATTTACATCTGTAATAAACCTAGCTATTATATTATCTCCTGTTGCAACAAAGTTGGCACTACTACTTACATTTTCAGTAGAACTTAATTGATAGTAAGAATTACCACCTATTGTGCCTTGTGATATGCCACCATTTAGATAAAATTGTCCATTGGGATTTTGCCAATAGAGAATCATATTATTTCCTTGTACTTTATCTGCCATATTGCAAAGTTAAACTATATTAATATTAAATTGTCCTATCCAAAATGGTCCTAGTTGACCTACATCTGTTATGTAATTTGGAATGATAAATGCATTTATCTCAGCTACACTTACCTCAATTAACTGAACTGAGTTCAATTCGTTTACATAAGAATTTTGACTTACTCTATTCATAATGAATTTCTTACCTGTATAAGATAAGTTTCCTGTAACTGTGTCCGTTGTAGTAAAGACCTTATCTAAATAGACAAATCCCCCACTACTTATATGTTCTCCTAAATCACATTCTACTGTTGCCACATTCTTATTTAAGTTTCTTATATTTTGATAAGTCATAAAAACAACTAAATCTACTGCTCCTAAAGGAGTACCACTAGCGCAAGATGAATACCAATTCTTTAAAAAAGTGCCATCTGAAGAACATAAAACCCCTTTATTTGAAGAATACCCAAGAGCAGGAGAAGTTACAGATGGGTAATTATTCCCATAAGGTTGCTCAAATACTTTTAAAGTAGATTGGTCTGCATTATTAGGATTATAATTAGCTTCTATATATTTAACTTGACTTGTTGCTCTTGTAATTACAAAGTTTTTATAATACCCACTTTCCCCACTTACATTTACTATTATACTAAATTGTAAATATCCATATATAGGAACATTAAATTCTAAGTAAGGTGGAATATCTTTACTAAATGTTCCAAACTCAATACTAGAATCAGGTATTGCTATATTTGATACTGAACCTCCCCATATGCCATTTGTATCTAAATATTTTGTTCCACCTGCCGTAATTAATTTTATTTGCAGTTTAGCACTTGCAAATGTTTTATGCTCAAAACTTAAATTAAAAGGAACTTCACCTATATATGGTAAATAAAAATAAGGCAATGCAGTATTACCAGTAGATATTGAAGCATCTCCACTAGAACCTCTAGTTATAAAGTATTGATTAAATTGTGAATTAGCATCGGCAATTATTTGAACTGTTCCTGTTCCACTAAAAGAAGGTATAAATCCTACGGCACTAAATCCAGTATATAACTTTAAATCTGCGTTGTCGCAATAATTTAAAGCTGATTCGTAAGCACCTCTCCCCTGTATATTATAAAATCCTTTCTTTAATAGTTTTACTTGACTATTATTAATAAAATGCACATTACCATCTGCATAAGGAACTATGTTAACTGTATTACTTAAAACACCACTACTTGTTATTGTAGGAGTAGCTAATATATTATATTTAGTAAAATAATTTGTAGTAGCTGCCATCTCATTCATTGAAAATATACACCAGTCTCCATTAGCTTGGAACATTCTACAATTAAATGATGTCATTATTTTACCAATAATGTCATAATAAGACTCACCCATAAAATCCCTTCTATATTGATAGATTTGGCTAAATGGCTCGTTACTTACGCCATCTTGTCTATCAAGCATACCATCTGCAAAGTATGAACAAGCCACAACTAAATTAAGTACATCTGGATAACCTAATAACTTTAAGCCATCACTAATTACATTTAATTGAGTGTCTAATTGATTAATACTATCATCTCTTACATATTCAATATTTTGAATAAAAGAAATAGCATCAATACAAGTAAAGTCTGCTTGAGTTATGCCTGTTGAAAAACCCATTTGAGTATAATCATTAAACAAAAAACCTCTCCACATTACATTTGTACTTTCTTTAAGTACTACATAATACTTCCTATCATCTTGACTAAGTACATTTGGGAACTGGTCGTAATCATCTTGCGTTTCTAATAATATAGAAAAGTTAACCTGAGTAGATATTATTGTAGGGTACGGATATTCCTCGTTTGAATTAGGCTGAACTATTATTGATACTGGCTTATAGGTTTTGACTATCCCAGCAACATAATCTCTCTCATAAATCTCAAGTACTTGGTTATTACCATTCCTTAAAATTTGAGTTATTGTATATCTTAATCCGTAAGCCATTATGCTAAACTGATTGTTTGTCCTTTAATGTTTGATGCCTTTTGACTTCTATTTACTGCAAGTAATAAATCTTGACCTCTTAATACAAATTGACCACCACTACTAGCAGAACTATCACTCATTGAACCTGCGTTAAAAGAACCTTGCATTATATTACCAAGTTTGCTTAATGGCAAAACTGCTTCGCTTTCACTTCCCTCACCAATCATTGCTAATGTTGGACCAGTTGCTACACCACCACTTGCTAAACCTAATAGACCTTTAAATGCTCCCATAAATGATACTCCACCATTAGCTGCTCCACCACTTATTAAAGATAAAATACCAGCAAATATTGCAGCTTGAATAACTGCTTCTGCAATTTGTTTAGTTAAATTTTGGAACATTTGACCTATTGAATCACTTATATTCTCACCTCTTTCCATTGCATCCCATAAACCCATAATTGAATTAGTTGCAATATTTGAAACTGTATTAGCAAAATTTACATAGTCTTGTTCTTGCATTTTTAATAACTTTCTAATTTCTTTTGCCTTGTCATTTTCTCCCTCAACAAAAATACGATTAGCTTCTAAATTAAGCATTGCCATTGCTCTTGCAGTTCTTGTTGGGTCTAATGCTTTTTCACCTGCTCCTGTATATTTATCAGTAGTACGATAAGAAGTACTTGTAGGTATATTTGATGCATCTAATTCACCCATACCTACTCTTGGTTTCCCACTATAATACTTATCGTATATAGCATTTTCTTGCTCTAATAACCTTGCTATTGCTGCCGATGCTGCTGGACCAGATATTCCTGCTATTGTATTAATAGCTTTTTCTATTGCATTTAATTGGTTTAAAGCAAAAGATTTTTCTCCTGAAACTTCAAATAATTTATTATTTTTTAGCTTATTCTCACCTATTAAAAGGTCTTTATTTAATTCTTGTAATGCCTTATCAAGTTCACTAACCTTATTTTGCTTATTATCAACTTTTTCATATTTTGATAATTCTGTATTTAATGATACTACACTAGCTTTATATTTTACTATTTTTTCATTTACATTCTCAAAATCTTTAGCATATTTCAGATTTACTGATTCTTTTTGTTGTTCTACTGAAAATTCAGATGTTACTCCTTGAACACTAGATACTAATCTAGGTTGAGTTATCGCATTTAATTCTGCATTTCTTTTTGCTGTTAATTTTCTTCTTTCTGTTAATGCTTCTTCTAGTTTTGTATTATTATTTTTTTCCTTTTCTGTTACTTGCAATTGTATTGATGCATTATTTAATGCAGCAATCATTGCTCTATTATCAGATTCAAGTGTTAATTTCTTAATAGCATCACTATCTGAATATAATTTTTTTAATTCTGTTAATGCAGTTTGTCTTTGTTCTATATCAGCTTTAGAACCAATTATACCAATTAATACTTCTCCTTTAATTTGTCTAGCTTCAGCTTTAGATGCTATCTTATATAATTCTTCATTAAGGTCATTAATTCTTTTAATAAAATCATCTAATTCTCCAGATGCACCTTTAAAGAAATTACCTATTTCTTTGCTATATGTTGAAAGTAAAGCAGATAATAAACCAATGGCAACACCTACACCTGCTGGTCCAATTAATCCTTGTGCCATTGCAGCTAATGCTTTCTTTGTACCTCCTTCAGTAGCAGATAATCTTTGGAATGACTCAACCATAGGGTTTAAGTTATTCGCAATAGCCATCATACCAAATGGAGCATCTTGAGCAATTCTTGAGAAGTTTATAAGAGATTGAGTGGCATCCCCTGCTGGTTTACCTACTTTTTGTAAAGCAGCTCTGTATGCATCAATTTGAGGATTTAAAGCAGCAATTTCTCTATTGAGCATATTAATCTCAATAGTATTGGTAGACTTTTTTAATTGTGCCTGAAATTGTCTAAGTTGGTTTTCAGCTTTTTGCAGTTCAGATTGTATCTCTGCAACATCCATTCCAACTTTTACATTAAAACCAATATTCTCTGCCATCTTATTTTAATTTACTCCGTACAATTTTAATGTCCTTGCTAGTTGGTCATCGGTTAACATTATCTTTTCTTCATCTACTTCTAAATCATCAATCGCTGGTATATGCCAAAATGCTTTTAATGACTTAGGAGATTTTTCAGCACTATTACTTAGGTATATAATATAGGCAAGGTTTCTAGTCCTTGCCCATTGATTCAATTCTTTTCTTTCATTACCTAATACGATAATTGAAAAGTCCTTCCAAGTAATATCCCAAAACTCATTGGGTTTTACCCCACATTCAGCAGCCTTGACTAAGACATCATCCCAACTTAGCTTTACTAGGCTTTTTTTTTTCTTCTTTTACTTCATTAGATACATTTAAAATTGTTTTATCAACTATAAATTTAATGAAGTTAACTAGCTGACCTTCTGTTTTAAATACTCCTCCAATTTCATCTATCCAATCGCATACATCATTTTCATTGTATTCTATTGGTTGGTTATTCTTAATACAAGCAGATTCATATCCACAAAGTACTAAAGAAACCAAAGTATTTATATCCGTTCCAGCCTTTGCCATAAGGTCAAAATAGCCACTAATATCTGTGTTGTTTTTAGTGGTAAATAAACGCATCGCCAAAGTACCCCAGTTAAGGAGTATAGTTTTGTTGTTCAGTCTTAATTCAAACATAGGTTATTTTTTACGATTGTTCAGTTTGTGTCAATGGTGGTACAGTTACTACGAAAGTCGCAGAAAATTTAACATCATCTTTATCAGCAGCGTTTACATCAAAGTTTGAAATAAATACTTGACCTGAATAATACACATCACCTGATGTTGGAGTTGCTTTACCCATCTTCATATTGAAGGCAGTTTTAGCAGCGTGAGCAGTGTACAATTGTTGGTAAGAATCCTTACTTGGAGTTCCTGTTTCATCAATTGCAAAACCATCGCCTTTGAATGATTGAGTAAATGAAGGACCAGCTTGATATTGGTCGCCACATTTAGAAGTTGCATCAATAGTATTTACTACTGAAGTCATTGAGTTAGTTGTAAGACACGCAACAGGTTTAAATGTTCCGTCATTGTCTATGTCAGCTAAAAGGATATAGTCTCTTGCTGATACTTTTGTTTCTGCCATTTTATTTAATTTTGAGTTATTATTATGTTATATGTTATAATCGTTCTAAAGACATTATCAATAGGGTTTAAGCCATCTAAATTTCTAACACTTTGAACACTTAAAGCAGATGAAGTAAATCCATTGCTTAAAGTAATTGTTGTATCCGAATTTATGTCAGCCAACACTAAATTGCTTATTTCTTCAGCTCGTTTATAGCCAAAGTTAGCATTTTTTGTAACAATGTCAACTATGATAGTAATAGCATTTGTATAACCTGCTTTGCCTTGTTCTTGGCTTGAACTTCTGCCATCTAAAATAATGTATTCATTGCCTACTCCATCTGGAGCAAAACCATCGTAAACACCTAAGCTAGTAGCACTAACTAATTCGGTATAAAACCACTTCTTTATTTCTATGTTAGGATTGAGCATTTACTATATTTTTAATTTTATTTTTTAGTAATGAAACTTCAGTCTCATAAGCAGGTATTAAATAAGGTTGTGGTCTAATTCCTTTCCTTAATATGCTTAATGCTATTGCATAAGCTGCTGATTCATATTGTTTATTTGAACCTTTTTTGCCTTTTGATACTCCTACTAAACCTTTTCTCTTTACCCACAATACCAATGCTT